CCCGACGTGCTCGGACGTTTCCGCAACTCCGAGAAGGACACCCTCTCTCTTGAACTCCGTGGCGACGGCATCGACTGCCGCTGCGACCTTCCACACACCAACAATGCCAACGATGCGCTGGAGCTGATGAAGCGCGGCGACATCACCGGCATGTCGTTCGCTTTCGAGGACGATTACGAAGACACCGAGAATGGTGTATCGTATGAGCGCACCAACGACGTGGAAGACGGCAAGGAGGTATGGCTGCGCCATGTGAAGAAAATCACCGGCCTCTATGATGTCGCCATCGTCACCCACCCCGCCTACGAGCAGACCACCGTCGGACTGCGTGAGGCATCGGAGGCTATCGACAAGGCGATTGAGGCACAGCTGAAGCGCGAGTGTGGCGACGACGAAGCCAAGAAGAAGGCCGAGGAAGAGGAAGCCGCCAAGCGTGCTGCCGAAGAGGAAGCCAAGAAAAAGGCTGAGGAAGAGGAAGCCGCAAAGCGTGAAGCAGAGGCAAAGGCCAAGGAGGAGCAGGAAACCCGCGAACTGGAAGAGCAGGCTGAGCGTGCCCGCCAGCATCGCGAACTGCGTCAGCGAGCCTATCGCGTCCGTCGTGAAATCGACTTTTAACAACTTTAGTATAAACCCTTTAAAACGTTTTTATCATGGGAAAAATGACAAAGACTCAGATCAATGAGCGTCAGCTTGAGATCATGGACAGACTTGATGTTCTGGACCAGAATGCCAATGTGCGTGAGGCTAAAATCCGCACCCTGACTTCTGAGGAGCAGAAGGAAGAGCGCGAGAAGCTGATGGCCGAGCAGCGTGCCGAAGACATGGAGTACGACAAGCTGACCCGCGAAAGTGGCGGTCTCAGTGCCCGTGCCAAGGCTATGGCCACCGGCAAGGACTTGGAGAATATCCGCGAGCGTGAGGACTACGGTCAGAAGCTGCGCGAGATGATCAACGACTGCTACACCAACAAGCGTGCAGCCAACGCAACCACTATCCTCGCAAACGCCATCACCGAAGGCACCGACAAGAACTTGGACGCTAACCTCGATGCTGGCGGCTTGATTCCCGTCGAGATTCAGCCTATCATCGACACTAAGGTGCCCGGCATCGAACTGCCAGACGACCTGAAGATGTTGACTGGTGTGACTGGTACTCAGGTCATCCCTTACAGCATCAACGACGTGAAGTTCACCGTTGAGGGTGAGGTATCGAAGGTGGCTGAGCAGTCTCTCGACTTCGCTAACATCAAGACCGCTCCACAGCGTGTTGCCGCATCGGTTCCCGTCAGCCGTCGTGCTGTCGCTCAGGCCGCATTCGACATCGTGGCCTTCCTGACCTACAAGTTCCAGAAGGGTTGGGCTATGTTCCGTGCTCTGCACGTTTACGCTCATGGTGAGTACGACAAGCTCCAGAGCCCGTTCGCACAGGTGGAGGTTGTTGAGCTGACGCTCGATGACAACATCGGTAAGAACCTGGCCAAGGAGATTGCCAAGATGTACGACCTCGGCTTCGAGGGAGACCCCGAACTCATCATGGACAAGACCACCGAGGTTGACCTGAAGTTCACCAAGCTGATTCCTAACAGCGTGGGCGAGCGCACCGTCATCCAGGATGACCGCTGCGTAGGCTATCGCTACAAGATCAGCCCGTTCATCGACTACTCTATTGCCGCCAACGGCGTTGCCACCAAGGACAAGGTTGGCGAAGGTGACGCAGCCGTTCCCGTCCGCTACATCGGTATCGGTCACTTCGGCTATCTGAACGAGCAGGTCTATGCTGACGGCATCGCTTTCAATGTTGACGGCACCTCTCAGGAGAACTTCGACCGCAACGTCATCGGTCTCGGCATGTCAGTTGACTACTCACTCGTTGAGCTCTCTGGCAAGGTGAACGGTGGCAACGGTACGCCCCAGGCCTTCAAGCTCATCAAGCTCATCGAGCCCGCATCTTCTAACGAGATCGGCGGCTAAACTGAAATCTCTCTCTCTGTAAGAACTGCATAGTTCCTGGACTCCGGCGGTGGAGACGAAAGCCCGCCGTCGGAGTTTTTCGGAGGAATCAAACGTGAATCATTAACCAGACAAAGCATCATATATGAGCCTCGCCACTGACAGCCTCTTCATCGCAGCACTCGCATCCAATTCAGACCTCATGCAGCAGGTCAGCAGTCGTCTATATTCGACCGCCATCCCTCTGCCTGACGAAGAAGCGGACAACGTGCCCGTTCCCTATCTCATCGTCACCTTCGACGGGCTGACCAACGAACAGCCCACAAAGGATGACCCGTTTGAAGGTGAGACAGACAGCGTGCAGGTGAGTGTGGAGGTGACCGCAAAGAACCGTGAGCAACTGGCAGACATCACGCAGATGGTGCGAGACACCATCCACGACTACTTCACGGAAGACGTGGACGATGACCGCACCGCTCTTCAATATTACCAGTTCTCAGCAGAACGCGTCACTTACGATGCAGACAAGCCTTGTTTTTGGCATGTGCTCAAATATGAATGCAACGTCATAAATCAATAAGAAATTATGGGAATCATTAAAGGCCAGAATATGAGGGTGCTGGTGGATGGCAAATGCGTAGCTCTATCCACAAACACCACATTTCACATATCAGCCGAACTGAGCGACACGTCCACAAAGGACAGCACAGGAGACTGGCAGGAGCAGGAAGTGGTTGGCAAGTCTTGGGATGCAGAAACTACATCTCTCTTTGCTCTTGAGGATGTGGGTGTTAATGGAGAATTGCCTCAGGCACTTGTCCAACTCATGATCAATGCAACCCTTATTACGCTCGTGTTCGATACCACAGCGGGCGCGAACAACCGCGTAGCACAGAACTCTGCCATCAAGATGACAGGTCAGGCGTACTTGCAAGATGTCAGCATCGATGCTGCCAACCGCCAAAACTCGCAACTCAAGGCAAAGTTCATCGGAACAGGCCCGCTCACAATGGCATCATAAGTAACATAATCTTTTCATATCTTTTTTCTGGGGTGGCGGTGGTCATAGCAATGCCACCGCCATTTTTATCAAAAAATAGAAAACTATGATAATAAAAGGTCAAAATCTTCGCCTGTATGTGCAGAACGTCTGCGTGGCAGCAGCCACCAACGCACAGGTGCATGTGTCGCTCGAAGTTCAAGAAGATAGCACAAAGGATACGATTGACGACTGGCTCCAGCAGTCGCCCGTAGGCTTGGCATGGGATGCACAGGCTGATGCAATGGTTGATATGCAGCCGGAGTCAGCAGGCAACGTGAATGTAACCACACCAATACAAGGCGGATACATCCACAATCAACCCATTACGCTGCGTCCTGGTGACGGTATTGCCGTGACACGGGCGGCTAATCAAGCAACAATCCTGCTCTTCGAAAAGTCCGACACGGAATATTATGTTCTCGCATCTGGTGAGCCATCCGTGAGGTACATCAACAGCAGTGACAACGACAAAGAAGTGTATGTTGGTGCCGACACTCAATATGTTATCATGCACTATGAAGTTGGCGATGTTGAGGGTGCAGGTTTGTCATCCTTCATCCACAATGTAGGTGCGCCCGTCACGGTGAAGTTCGCAACAACCCAGCCGATGATTCATCGCAACCGAAGCATCGAACATCCCCTGCTTCAAGGCACCGCCATCATTGCGGACATACAAGTGAATGCACCGAATCAGGACATTACGACTTACAGCGTGAAACTTCAAGGCACTGGTGAATTGGAAATCATCGAAGAGGAATAACAAAAAAGAAGGAACTATGCAGAAAATCAACTTACTCGGCAAGGAGGTGAACATCGCATTTAACCTTGCCACCGAAATAGCCTACGAGCAGATAACTGGCGAGGCATTCGGAATCGAAAAGCTCAGCTTCACAAAGAACGCAGTTGCTCTCTATATGGCTGCTATCATTGCCAACAACCCCGACATCGACATCAACACCGAGGACATCATCAGCAAGGCGAGCGGTGCAGAAGTCAAGGCACTCAGCGATGCCATCTATGCAGAAATGAAGGCATGGATGAACATTCCCGACGTGATGGAGGAGAAGGAAGAGGCAAAGGATGAGGATGAAGAAAAAAACTCCTGACCGCCCACGAAATCTACCAGCT